CTCATTTTCATTGTACCATTCCAGTCCTCCCCGCGTCGACACGGCCCCTTTACGGGATCAGTTAGCCTTTAATGGCGACCGGCTTACACACACGTACCATTCCTTTTGTATCCGTCTTTCATACCCTTCCCCTACTGGAGTGTTAACTTCGTGCGGATCTATTAGGACCGAGGGAGCGCTAAACTCACGAAAACGGGGCTCTTACCTGGACGGAGGTTAAACTGACACAATCGTCAGGACCGCTCCCCAGAGATCACCCCAACGTGAGGACCGCTTGTCCTCCCCTCGTAAAAACGCGCACTACACATAAATCCAAACTCTCGGCAGAAGGATAATCAGACAGCCGTCCTTGCGTTCCCGGTAGGAGGTCGAACCCCCGCATCTTACGATGTCCGGACGATTACCGCAAGAAACGCCACGTGCTGCAGACCCGGTTTTACAACCAGCTTTCTTACCCTAAGACCGTGCATTAGCCACGGCTCCACTGGAGCAAGCACAACTCAAACGTGCTTCCTCACTCCTGGCTCGGTGCGAATCAAGCCCCACACTCTCTCACGTCCCAACCGCTCCTTTCTTTACTCAGCAAGTTACTTCGTCAATTCGAAGTACGCTATCACTACTCTTTCAGAGCAAAAGGTCTAATCCAACAAAACGTCGGGCCTCCTGTTACCAAGCAGCGCTTCACGCGGATTCCTCCTTAACTTTTCTTTCCCAGGGGCGGCCACACAAGCCGTCTCTTCCGTCTCAAAAACCCCCTTCGTGTCCTCATATGATGGTGGAGCCTCCCAGTCAGAATGCGCAGCCTGTGACAGCAGAACGCAATCAAAAACTGGAATCTCCCTAGAACCATCAAAAAGAGGACGGAAGAACCTCCGTCTCCTGACCTTCCTCCAACTGAAGTCATCGGTAAGAAGTATCCGTCGCGGGGCAGAGAAGTCAACGACCGGACGACGCACAAGAGACAACTGCAGGCAGTATCTCAGCGACGCCCGGACCTGACAACTCACGAAGTCCACGGAAAACTTCCACGATGCCATCTGACGGCTATTCAAGACCTTCAACTCCTGACTAAGG